GCCGAATCCATTTGTGATGACCTGCACCGCCGTGTGTGGTTCAAAAACAGCCTGTCAGGAAAACGGTGAAGGGCACCACCTACTACGAGTGGTGTTACTTTATTTATCGATTTAGCACGGGTCTGATTCACCGTACCCAGGACCCTGCCATGTTGGTGCAGTTTCTTCGCAAGCAGTTACCGGAGGACATGCGGTGAGTGGTAAGCGGATCAACCGCGTATGGCGCACTACGTTCGACAAGACGTTCCCGCGATGGATTCACAGTAACAGGATGAGGGCGTGGGTTAATCAATGCACATCAAGTCAATCGACATACAGGGCTTCCGGAGCTTCGCCTCGCCGCAAACGCTAGACTTTGACGCGCTGCGTCCGGGGCTGTACCACGTCGCCGGGCGCAACGGGTCAGGTAAGAGCAGTCTGTTCGAGGCGGTGCATTGGGCCTTATATGGCAAAACCAGCCGGGGCCTAAAGGCAGGCAGCGTCAAGTCGTGGACCGGCAAGGAAAAATGCTCGGTCATCCTTAACCTAAAGGGCGATTCGATTTTGCGCGAGCACAGCCCCAATGTGCTCGAGTGCCGTCACTATACCGACGAGGAAGCGCACCCCATCGACCAGACGGAATTGGAGGTGGAGGTGCTGCAATGCCCGCAGGCGGCATTTACCTTCGCCGTCTACTTCCCGCAGTTTGCGCCGTCGTTTATTGATCTAGAGCGACCGCAGCAGACCAAGGTCTTTACGGAGGTCCTCAAGCTGCATAAGTGGGAGGCCGCCGCCGGGATGAGCAACGGGCATGCCGCCGACTTGGAACAGGGCCTAGCCGGGCTGCGCGAGCAGCAGACGGAACTAAGGGGCCAAGCCAAGGAGCTACTCGCCGTGGACTACGGCGCGCAGGAACGCGCCTGGGACGACGAGCGCCGGGCCAAGCTCGCTACAGCGGCGAGGGGCGTCAAGGTAGCGGAGGCGGCTGTTCTGGCCGCTGAAAAGGCGCTCGCAGCCGCTACCAAGGAGGTAGCCCGTCCCCGCCCGGCCCTTGAGCGCCTTGTGGCAGCGGCAGACGTTGTCCGGCAGGCCGAAGCATCCCTGCGAGAGCAGCGCGCCACGGTCAGGGCCTTGCAGGACAAAGACATCAGGGAGTGTCCTACCTGCGGGGCACCCATGTCGGACGATCACGTCCGCAAGGAACTCGAGGCCGCCGGTAAAAAGGAAGTTTATTTAGGTGAGATGTTTGCCGCATCCCTGCGCACTCATGAAAAGCTCGGGCGTACATCTGTGGAGGAATTGGACGCTGCCGAGGCTGCTGATGCCAATGAAAAGATCGCCCACGCTGCGGTAACGGAGGCGCACATGCACGCTGCTGTAGCGTCCGGGAACCTGAACAGCATACGTGCCGAGCGCAACCCGTACACCAAGGCCCGCGAGCAGGCGGACGCACGTGGGGAAGCATTGGCGCAGCAGCTTGACGAGGTCAGCGCCACCATCGCCGCCGATCACAAGCTGCTCGAGGATTGCAAATTTTGGACTAAGGGCTTCAAAGAGATCAGGCTGCTGGAGATCGAGCGCAGCCTCGCGCAGCTAACCCTGGAGGTAAATGAGGTCCTGTTTCAAATAGGACTGCCGGATTGGTCCATCGAGTTCGAAATTGAACGCGAAACGAAAAAGGGAACCATCGACAAAAACTTCACCACGTTTATCCGGGCACCCGGCGTAAAGAGTGCCGTGCCTTGGGAGGCGTGGTCGGGCGGCGAGTCGCAGCGGCTACGGCTGGCGATATCGATGGGCTTTGCGAACCTGATTGGGTCGCGCATGGGCACGCAGCCGAATGTGGAGTTTTGGGACGAGCCGTCGACGTGGCTTGATGATGTCGGTGGCCTGCTCGAGGTATTGAGCGACCGGGCGCGACGGTATAATCGATTAATACTGCTCGCAGACCACCGCGTATTGGAGTTCGGTGGCTTTGCGGGAACGATCAACATAGTCAAAACGGACAGCGGGAGTCGGATTGAAACTGCACTACTTCGCGCAGGCTAGTGCCGACCAGGACGACGACAAGCTGCGGGCGGCAATAGAGCTCAAAGTCGTTCCGCCCACCTGTCTGCTTGGCGGTGAGGTCATACAGTCCTTTTTATTTGCCAGGGCCAAGCCTTGCGACGCATGCAATGGGCCGCGCAAAAAATGCCACGGCAGCGAGCGCCTGGAGGACGATGGGGAGGTGGCCCGCTTTGCCGAGATTGATCGGTTGTTGCGTGGCGGGGATACGGTCATGGAAGATTTCCTCAAAAGGGGTGCCGGATGAGCTACCGCTTCAAGCTGTGTACGTCGCACTTTGACGACCTCAAGGCCGCGCTACAGCACAAGGGGATCTGGCACTTGGTCAGCATGGACCCGAAAAAGAGTGCCCGTTGTGCGCAGGAGTGGCTGGCCAAGGAGTCGGTGCCGCCGGAATTGTTCGACCCGCTGGCGATTGCGGTGATGGAGATCAACAAAAAGGCCACTCAGCAGCTTGGCCTCAAGATATTCCACAGCGGCATCGGCGAGGCGTGCCCGCTGTGCCTGCTGAATAAAAAATACCAGGTCGAGGTGGCGAAGGTGTGGAACGACAATATCACCACGCTGCTCATGTTGACGGCGGAAAAATTCAATTTGAAAAAGGGAGGCTAGTCATGCGCGTACTTTTGCTGGCGGTCGTGGCTGGGATGGTTTTCTTCTATACGGCGCAGCGCAGTACCGTGGACCTGATCGATATGGATACGGATGCCAAACTTGCCCGTGTTCGAATTGCCTTGCTTGTGGTGCATCGGGAGCCCGCACGGGTATGGTCCCGGCGCTGCGAGGCAAAGGACGAAGACATGATGCTCGTTCAACGCGACGGTCGTCCGGCAGAGGGGCGGTGTATCACCCGCCGGGTGCTGCGAGTGCCACCGGTATAGTTCCACCATGAGGCTCGATCTACAGTGGTGGCAAGGCCCCGACCATAATCGGACAGCAGAGCTCATCATTCGCAGCCTGCCGCTGGTTTTGGAGTACCGCCTGGAACTGCGGACGCGGGCATCCCGTAAACTAATCATCGATCACAATTGGGCGCTGTTGCACCGCGTACATGTCGCGCCCACGCACCGCCACGAGGGGATTGGCACCGATCTAATGCACCAAGCAGTCAGGACCGCCGACGGGCTGCGCTATACCTTGGTGCTGCGTCCGCTGCCATTTGGTGGCGGGTCGATCATGAGCGCCGAGCTCCTGCGGGAGTGGTATGGCGAGTTTGGCTTCGATTTTTATCACAATGACCAGGACCTCATGGTCCGTCAGTGGCGTCGATAGCATGTACGTGCCTGGCGAGAGCGACTGGCCTATTGAGATCTAAGTGAAAAAGGAGGTCCGTGCCCTGTAGACGACATGTGAGGGTGTAAGAGCGGAAAGCAGGATCGGCCCTGGCCCTTGACCAGCCAGGGCCATAACAACACAGGGAGCGCAGCATGGAACAGGCACAAAAAGACGAGCGATATTTTCGAATATTTGTCGCGGTTTTCACCGTGTTGGTGGCGACGGACATCATCCTGAGCTACTACATTCCGGAATGGTGTCGGTCGTGACCCACATTGAGGAAGTCAACATGCGCCTGCGCGAGCAGCTACGCGACCGCATTACCACGCACCATGACGACCGGCTTGAGCAGGCTCAGGAACAGGCGCGGCAGGCCGAGGCCTCGCGCTACCGCAAGCGTCAGGCTACCGAGCGCAACGATGGGGTGGCGCGCAAGGTCAAGGTGGGCCGCCGCACCTTCCCGAGCATTACCGCTGCCTGCCGGGAGCTGGGCGTGGGTACGACGAAGCTGTACGCCATGCTGGACAATGGGCACGCCCTGTATGCCTAACGTACCACGCGGGACATGGATACCACTTCAGCAGGCGGTGCGCGCCATGAAGCTTCACGACTTGTTGATATGGGATGTGGAGGAACAAAAACGGAAGAGCGTCACATCCCGGCTTGGCGAGTGCCAGCACAGTGAGTTCAAGACATTTTCCAATTGGTACAACGGCACGTTATTCATCGTGAGGGTTTTATGAACATCACTTCCAACCAAATACACGACTGGCGGCAGGGCCGCAGAGTTCCCGACGGCATGTCGGTCACGGACTTTGTCGACGCGCTGTGTAGTATGGCGCTGGAAACGCCTGCAAAGCGGGAGCTGTATTTTGAGGTTGCCACCGACGAACTCGGCAGGCTGATGTGGGTCGAGCCGTATTTGTTTAACCACCCGCGCCTTGGCCTCCATCCCCTCGTTCGCAGAGGGCAGCGGGCATACACCGTGGTTTCCTCCGTGCTTGTCGACAACGGCGTGATTCGCACGGTCATCCGTGGCGTAAATGAACCGGCGCAGCCAGCCGTCCCTCCCAATCCGTGGCGGGAGGCGGTGATCGATTGTCTTGTCGTAAATCATATTTACACCGCAGAGCACGACAGCAAACCGGACAAGGCTGTGGGCGATCTCCTAGCCTACGGCGCTCGCTGCCGTGGCATTTTTTGCGCGGCCTATGAGCCAATCGAGGACGAACTATGAAGCCCCTGCGCATCACCATAGTCAACCTGCACGCAGGCCCGGCGGACATTGTCTGTGACCGCACGTCGCCCTTCGGCAACCCGTACAAGATTAGCTCCGGTACGACAAGGGACGAGGCCCTGTTCGCATTCGGGAACTACCTTGGGCACAACCCGCACCTGGTTACACAGCTAGGCGACCGCATTGTCGAGTGCGCAGTAAAGCACGACAAGCAGGTGATCACCTTGGGGTGCCATTGCGTCCCATTGCGCTGTCACGTTGGAATTATGCTGCCCTTCGTCAAAGAGTACCTGGTCCGCCTGGGCTTCGACATGGCACCCGAATGAGCATGGCCGCTATCAGGCAGGCGTACAAAGTGCCCGCCAAGCGTGGACAGGAGGTCGAGTACCTCGCCAGCGATGGGGAACTAATACGCGGCACAATAGTCGGGTCATCAGGTAGTCAGTATCTCCATGTGCGACTGCATGGCAATAAACACACGTCCCGCATGCACCCCACCTACGCGCTCAAATACTTGCCGGACGGTCCCACCTTCGAACGCGATTAGGTAGTACGCTGTGTGCAGCCTGCGGAGCGGCAGGCGACATTCCAACCACACAGGAGATTGTTATGGCGAAGAAAAAAGCTCTGCTCGGAACCTCGAGCGCGTAGCCGAAAAAGAAAAAGAAGAAAGCATCGTCCAAGAAGACGGCAGTAGACCCAAACAGCTAAAACAATAAGCGACGCCCCGCACAGGCCGTAACCTGTCCGGGGCGTTGTCATGCCTGCTTGCACCCGACGAGCGTGCGCGCTACAGTCCCCTCCCGATTGGTAGTCAAACAAATGAAAAACAAATGCCGACGAAGCCGTTGAGCCAGCAGGTCCAGGGTGCGGTGCTACGCCACAAGTCGAACCGTGGCGGTGCACGTCCTGGCGGTGGTAGGCGTAAGGGCTCGCAGAACAAACGCACGACCGCAGCCAAGCTCGCCGCAGCCGCAGCCGCCGCCGGTCGCAAGCTGCCGCACGAGCTACTCCTTGACATAGCGCACGGCCTGCCGGTCGATATCAACGGCACGCTCGTGTATCCGGAAATGAAAGAGCGCATCGAGGCCATGCGTGCCGCTGCGCCGTACTTCGCCCCGCGCCTAAACAGCGTCGAAATTATCCAAGGGATACCCGATGCAGAACTTGACGCGATCATTGCTGGCGCTGCCGCCGAAGCAGCGATTGGCGTTAGCTTTGGTGGAGCGAGCGCGCCGGGTCAAGCAGCGGCAGCAGCTACAGCCGCAGCAACCGCCACAGCCTCCGCCCTTCGCAAGTCACTCCTCCCTGCTCACCTTAGAGGGGCATCCGTTCCAGGACCTGCTCAAGCCAGCGCCGTACAAGAGTTATAGGGGCGGTCGGGACGCTGCAAAGTCCTGGGCATTTGCCGAGGCGATCATCCGCCGCATGACGTACAGCCCTATTCGGGTGCTGTGCACACGCGAGTTCCAAAACAGCGTGAGCGACTCGGTGCACCGGCTGCTTACGGATACGATCATCCGGTTGGGCCTGACCTCGTGGTTTGACGTAACGCGGGACAGCATTCGCAGCCGCGTCGGGGCCTATACGATATATAAGGGCCTGCGCCACAATATCAACGAGATCAAGTCGCTCGAGGGTGTCGACATCGCGTGGGTAGAGGAGGCGCAAAACACGTCGCAGGAAAGCCTCGACATCCTTGACCCGACCATTCGCAAGGAAGGCTCCGAGCTGTGGTTTAGCTGGAACGTCGTAGCCGAGGACGATCCCATCTATAAATACTGTGTGCTGACGCCACCGCCCGGCATGATCAGCCACATCGTGAACTACGACCAAAATCCATATCTGTCCAAGCGGTCGGCGGCACGCATTGCGCACCTGAAAGAGGTCGACTTCGATTCCTACGAGCACGTCTACATGGGACGTGCCAAGAAACTGAACGACAGCATCATCCTGGCCGGGCGGTACAAGGTCGAGGGCTTCAGCGACGAGCTATGGAAGCAGGCCGAGCGCCTGCTGTACGGCGCGGACTTTGGCTTTGCCCGCGATCCCAATACGCTCAACCGTGCCTTCATCCTGGGCAATACGCTTTATTGTGACTACGAGGCGCACGGCGTGGGCGTGGAGCTGACCGAGATGGACCAGTTTTGGGGAAGCATCCCGGAGGTGCGTAACGGGTGGCCGATCAAATGTGACAATGCCCGCCCCGAAACCATCAGCTACATGAAGGGCTTCGGCTACAACGCGAGCGCGGCGGAAAAGTGGAAGGGCAGCGTCGAGGACGGCATTGCGCACCTCAAGGGCTTCGACAAGATTGTGATCCACGAGCGCTGCAAGGAGACGGCTCAGGAGGCGCGGCTGTACAGCTACAAAAAAGACCGGATGACAGGTGAAGTGCTGCCGGTGATCGTAGACAAGTGGAACCACCACATCGATGGGCTGCGATACAGCCTTGACGGGTACATCCAAGCACGTGGGGGATTGGGCCTATGGGAGAAGCTGGCAGGGTAATTCCGCTACAGCGGCGGGCGGTCGTTCGGGTTGCGTTCACCGCAGAGCTAACGCCACGGCAATTGGAGATCATTAAGTGGCTCGCCGACGGCAAGCACACGAATGAGATAGCCGACATCATTGGCTGCTCGGTGAACTCCGTGCACGTGAACCTGTTCCGTGCGATGGACCGGATGGGTGCGGCTACGCGCTGCGGGGCGGTCGCGTTCGCCCTGCGGCGTGGGCTCATAAAATGACACCCTGCCCGGCGCATACCTGGGCAATAATCCCGCGAGCCTACGCGTCATCAAAGGAACCGACATGAAAAAACTAATCGTTGCCCTGCTGCTTGCACTGACCGCCGCCGGTGCCTTCGCACAGTCGAACGCCAACCTCGCGATCATCCCGATTGCCAGCGCAGCGCGCACGGCGACCACGGTAAACAGCGTGGACCAAAACAACCTGTCGTGGCGCTGCCTGCATGCGGTCGTATTCGTCAGCAGCTATACGAGCGGGAACTACACGGCGCACCTCCAGGCAGCGGTCCCGGCTACGCCCACCAATTACTACGACCTGCTGGTGGGGCCTGCGATCTCGAGCACCGGCACCACGGTGCTGAAAATCTGTCCTAGCGCCGTCGCCCTTGCCAATGCGAGCAGTGCCGACTTCCTGCCACGCACGTGGCGGGTGCAAATGATCGGGGCAGGCGGACCGAGCATGACCTTCAGCGTCAGCGGCTACCTGGGGAACTAACATGATGAAACGCCTGCTTACCCTGCTGCTGTCCGTCACTCTTGCGTTCGCGCCGCTTGCGCAGGCGGTCGACACGTACAACACGCTCGACGCGGCGTTGTACCCCACGACCTACGGCACCGTCGGGCAATGCTGGACAAGTAACGGAGGCATCCTTGTCCCGACGTGGCAGTTCTGCTCCGGTGGCGGTGGTGGCAGTATTGGCCCGGTAAGCGTGGTGAGCGCCAACGGTTTCGCGGGCAGCGTGGCCAACCCGACGTCTACGCCCACCATTACCATCAGCACCACGGTGACCGGCCTCACCCTGGGCAACGGCACGAGCTTGTCAGCCTATGGCGGTACGAGCTGTACCAATCAATTCCCACGGTCGCTCAATGCGTCCGGGGCCGCTACCTGCGCAAGCGTAGCGGTAGGCTCCGACGTATCCGGCTTCGGGACCGGCGTAGCCACGGCCCTTGGCACCAATGTCGGCAGCGCCGGTGCATTGGTCACATTTAACGGTGCAGGCGGCACCCCGAGCAGCGTGACGCTCACGAACGCAACAGGCTTCCCGTATGCGACGGGCGGTACGGGGGTGATCCCTAACGGCAATACCACAGCCGCGTCCGCCAATACCCTGAGTGCAATCGTCGCACGCGACGGCAGCGGAAACTTTACGGCGGGCACGATTACCGCCGCACTGACCGGCAACGCATCGACGGCGACCGCCCTGGCTGCCAACCCTACGGACTGCGCGGCGGATAACTACGCCACGACCATCGCGGCCAACGGCAACCTGACCTGCGCCACCGTTACTAATGCGGGCCTTGCCGGGTCGATTGCCCTGTCCAAGCTGGCGACACAGGCGGCAGACAGCGTCGTTCAAAATGCCACGGGCGGCAGCGCGGCCCCGACTGCGGTCGCCATGCCGACGAGCGGGACGAACGGCTGTGCGGGCGGCAGCAACGCGCTCACATACAATACGACCACCCATGCCTGGGGCTGCAATACCATCAGCGGCTCGGGCACGGTCAACTCAGGTACAAGCGGGCAGCTCGCCTACTACGCGAGCAGCACGGCAGCGGTCAGCGGCAACGCGCAGATGAACATCAGCGGCAGCACCTTGACGCTCGGTGTTGCCGCCTCGACCACGGGTGGCCTGAGCCTGACGGGGGCGACGAGCGGCACGGTCAACATCCTACCCAATGCGACGGCGGGCACCTATAACTTCAACCTCCCGCAGACGGCGGGTACGGCCGGCCAGGTACTCACCTCCGGGGGTGGTGCAGCGACGCCGACTACGTGGAGTAACTTCGCAGCCCTCAGCGGCAGCTTGACGGACGGCGGTGCGATGTACACTGACGGCACCAGCGTCAAGTCCGGCGCAGCCCTCACCAATCACGCGGTCGTGGTTGGGACGGGCGCGGCTGGTTCTGGACCGAAGGCAATCGCCGCTCTGACAAACGGGCAGCTCGTGGTCGGTGCGACGGGTGCTGACCCCGCACCACAGACCGTATCCGGATCAGGTGACTGCGGGACGGTCACGTTGTCGGCTGCCGGGGTGCTTGCGACTACCTGCACCAAGACGAACGGCACCTCGTTCAGTACGCTCGCGACAACGACTCCGGGCACGGGTATCGCGACGGCACTCGCTGTCAACACGGGCAGCGCCGGGGCACCGAGCATCATCATTGCCAAGGGCACGAGCGCGATGGGTACGAGCGCCATTACCTCCGGCACTTGTGCAAGCGTAGTCACGACCGCTGCGACAGGCACGGCGACAACCGATGTGGTCAACTGGGGCTTCAACGGTGACCCGACCGGTGTGACGGGCTACGCACCGAGCGCCTCCGGTATGCTGACCATCATCAGCTACCCGAGCAGCGACAACGTGAACTTCAAGGTCTGCAATAACCTTGCCGTGACGGTGACGCCGACGTCCCTCACCCTGAACTGGATCGTGGTGCGGTGAGGCTGACACGCAAACAGGCTGATCTCCTCTACATCGCCTTCCTTGTGGTGGCGAATGTACTGGCGGTCGGGTACACGCTGTACCTGATATGGAAGGCTTTCCGATGATGCGTCGTATCCTAATAGCCCTACTCGCCTTCGCCTTCGCGTTCGCGCAAGGGGTCAGCACCAGCAGCTTCGCCGGGCAGGGCATGGGGCCGGGGCCGGGTAACAAAGCCTACTCAGGCGGCGGCAGCTTCGGAACCATCTCTATTCAGCAGGCGTGGGCCAAGACGACCGCTTTGACTACCACGGCTTTTACGCCAACGTGGACAAACATCCCTACAGCGGGTGGTCTACTTGTTGTGGCTGTAGATTGCGGCTCTAACACGGCTACGCTATCCATTGCCGACCTGATGACCGATGGTGGGACGTGGAATACGGCTGTGGGGCCGACGAGAAACGCCCTCATCCCGAGTACGCTCTACGTGTTCTGGAAGGTAGTCGGGGCAACGGCGAACGTAGTCAAAACCGCGACGGTAACGAAGAGCGCGACCTGTAAGGGAGTAGCGTTCTTCTCCGAATACAAGACGACTAGCGGCACTTTCGCCCTGGATGGGACACCGACCAGCTCGACCGGCACGGCAGCCAACCCCTCACCCGGCGCAATCACCACGGCCTCGTCCAGTTCCCTTGTGATGTCTCTGTTTGATTTGGATGCTGCCTTGCCGACAGCGGGGAGCGGGTACACGCTCAACATCACCGACGTTTCTTATAGCAACGACGGCGTCGAGACTCAGATCACCACAGTCTCCGGCAGCTATAATCCCGGCGTGACGGTAGCATCCGGCCTATATACGATTCAGGGAGTGGCGTGGATGGCCCAATGAGACGTTTAGCTCTTGCGTTGCTGCTCGCGCTCACCTGCTTCCCGCCGCTCAAGGCAGCGAGCTTTGTAGGCTTCCTTATATCGGTATCTAATCCGATCACAGTTTCCTTTACCCCATCAAGGGCGGTTACGGGCGGCGGTGATACTTGCGTTGCACCCTGCGCGGTGTATTTCGATGCGACAGCTACTACCGATTCAGTGATCACCAGCACGCTCGGTGTGTTCCATGATGCACAGTTCTCTTGGGATTTTGGTGACACAGCGGGTGGGGCAACGTGGACTAACGGTGCGGGTCAAGGAAGCAAGAATGCGGCCTACGGTCCCGTCACTGGGCACGTCTTCGAGACCGCAGGGACTTATACAGTCACCCTGACCGTTTACGACGGGACGAACACGAACACCGGAACGGCTTCGATCACGGTGACGGATGCTGATACCTATTTCAGCACGACCAAGACGGTCTGTATCTCCACCTCTGGCACGTTCACCGGATGCCCGACCGGAGCAACGCACGTCACATCCTCCGACTGGGATGCCGCCTTCAATGCGAACGTGGGTGCGGGCAAGCGGCTGCTGTTCCGGCGCGGGGAAACATTCACGGCATCGACGTCCGCGAATATTCAGGTTACAGGGCCGGGGCTGGTCGGGGCTTACGACACTGGTGCTGCGCCCATTGTGCAGGCGAGCGCGAACAACGTGAACATCATCGAGTATGGCGTCTGGACGCAGACCGCACTAGCTGACTGGCGCATCATGGATCTGGAATTCACCGGGAACGGGCACTCCGGCAATGGGGGTGTGATGGGGAATCAGAACAACCCTGGCAGTTTCGACCAGCTCATGATCTTCCGCATGAACATCCATGATGTTCACAACGCGATGCAGTTCAACGATGCCGGGCCTGACTTCGCAAACGCGAATGGGCATCCGGGGCACCACCTCTATACTGGTAGCGCCGTGGTGGAGACGACAACCACGAACGTGACCGGCACCACGGGGGGCCATTCGATCTTCGGTGCTGGTAATCAATACATGGTGATGGGGAATTCTCTCAACAACAACGGAGGAGGAGAGCACACCTTCCGCACCGTCTGCGCGAACGGGTTCGTTTTCTCCAACAACACCATCGCTGGGGCGGCTAGTACGAAGCACCTGATAAAGCTGCACAGCTACAGCTATGATACGACGGGTGCATGGAACGCTCCCAGCGACTTCGATGCTGGCATCGCGTCAGTGGATAACCCTACCTGGCCGACCACGGGAACTTATACGCAGAATGGTGTCATCAGCGACAACAAGTTTGTTGGAGGTTCGGAGCAGTGGATGGTTGCGCTTGGACCGCAGGACAACGCGCACGACGAGCGGCTGCGGGATATCATCGTAGAGCGCAACTGGTTTGTGGCGAGTTCTTCTACGACCATCGGAATGATTTCCTGGGTGACGCGGACGACGATCCGGAACAACCTGTTTAACCTCTCAGGAGGCGCGGACCAGTATGTGATGCCGGTCTTGCGTCGCGGTATTGAGGGCACTACCGCGCCGACGGAAACTTATCCGAACTATGTCTCGATCTACAATAACTCTGCCTACAGTAGTAGTGCTGGTACGATGATTGGCATAGAACTCGCACCCTCTGACTCAGGGATGGGGACGAATAATACGGCGGCGAATGTGGTGGCGAAGAACAACCTCGCTTATTCCCCGAGCGGGACAAGCCCTAACATGATCCACGGCACGGGTGCCTCACCTACCATCTCCGCTACGAACAACTCAAGCGACGCGCAGATGAAGAGCACCTCGCCAAACTTTACCGCGACGCCGCCAGCGACTACGGCAGGGTGGAAACCGACCAGTGGCTATGCGATTGGCGGCGGCACGTCAGTCCCCGTGTGGTCGGACTTCTTCTTGCTTGCGGAGCCCGCGCCACGGGACGTCGGCGCGGTGAAACACTGATGATGCGCGCCTCATACCTGTCCGGATTTACCTTCCTCGTCGCGGTCGCTTTTTTCTATGGCGGCTTAGACGCGCAGTTCACCGGACGGTGGGCGATCATGGCCCTGGCCGTGCCGGTGTATTTCATCCTGTTCGACCGGTCGCCACCCCTGCTGCCATTTCTTGCCGGGGCGCTCGCACTGTCCGCCGCCGGGGTCACGATCTATTGGACGCCGGACAGACTGACCGGCGGCGAAGAATTGATCCACCTCGCAATCCTGTTCGGCGTCTTCCTGCTTGGCACCGTAGAAGAAGACCTGACACCTGCATGGGTAGGCCTGGGCGCGGGCATTGCTGTGTCTGCCGCTGTCGCTGCTGCGCAGGTGGTCGGGTGGAACTTCATCCCGCAGGCGGTCCCACCGGCAGGCTTGTTTATCAACAAGAACCTGCTCGCCGAAGCCGGGGCTGTGGCCCTTGTCGCGATGATATCCACCCGCATGTGGTGGCTCGCTGCACCTGCCGCCTTTGCCGTGGGCGTAGGTCAGTCCAAGGCGGTATTCGGTGCGTTGGTCCTCACGTTCGCATTCTGGCTCGGGCGCATATATCCCAAGACCGCAGGTGCAATCGCGTGGGCGGTCGTGGTCGGCGGCACCTGGGCGCTGCTTACGTTTCCATCCGGACAGGTGCGCCTCGACTTTTGGCAGAGCGCAATCATGGGGATGCAGTTATTAGGCAACGGGCTCGGCTCCTTCCCGATAAACTTTCCCTTTGCCGAGTTCGCGCACTCGGAATTGGTACAATACGTCTACGAGCTGGGCATCCTTGCGGCGATCCCTGCGGTCGTCCTCCTTGCCTCGTTTTGTTCAATGTACGACGGGGAGCGCTTTTATGAAACTGAGGGACTGGTCCTGGTCACTATTTTATCCATCGCACTACTTGCCTTCCCACTTCACATGCCTGTCACGGCTATGGCTGCGGCGCTGTGCGCTGGCTCTTTGGTTCGCGGTAGCACTGTGGTTCGCGATAGCAAGCGTGGCGGCAGATTTTCTGATCTCCAAGATGTCCGGCGACGGTACATCGACGAAGGTTAATGACGTGATCACACGACTCGAATGGTCTGTGGCCCTGAATCCTTATAACAGGCACGCCCGGCAGCTAAAGGCCGCTGTCATGCCGCAGCTTGTCCCGCTGCTGCCGCCGTCCGTCGTCCTGCTGCCACGCCAATGACCAAGCCTCTCGTCAAGCGGAACGTCAGCGTCGCAGGCGCAGCCCGCACCGCGCTCGCCGTCGACCGCAAGCTGCGCAAGGCCCAGGACGCAGCGCGCCTCAAAAAGACTGAGGACTCGTTCGTAAATTTCCAGCAGATGCTTGGCATTGGCGCGGACAACGCCATGACGACATCGACCTATGGCTTCAACCCAATCAGCCGCATTCGGATATTACTCGAGTGGATACACCGGGGAAGCTGGCTAGGCGGCATCGCGGTCGACGTCAAGGCCGAGGACATGACGCGTGAGGGTGTCAACCTGCTAGGCGAGATCACGCCCGAGCATGCGGAACAAATTGAGGAGGCTGTCACTACCCTGCGCATTTGGAAGTCCCTCAAGGAAACGATTCAGTGGTCGCGGCTGTATGGTGGTTCGCTGGCGGTCATGATGATCGACGGGCACGACTACTCGACGCCCTTCCGCTTGGAGGCGGTGGGCAAGGGCGACTTCAAGGGGCTGCTTGTCCTTGACCGGTGGATGGTCGATCCGTCCTTGGATAACCTCGTCATCGAACCGGGGCCGGACCTGGGGCTGCCGAAGTTCTACCGCATCAATGCAGGCGGCCCGGCGATGCCAAACATCAAAATACACCACAGCCGCTGCATCCGGCTTGTCGGTATCAACCTGCCGTACCAGCAACGGTTGCTCGAAAACCTGTGGGGCATCAGCGTCCTCGAGCGCCTGTATGACCGGATGATCGCGTATGACAGCACGAGCACCGGCGCGGCGCAGCTCGTCTATAAGGCATGGCTGCGCACGTACAAGATCAAAGGGCTGCGCCAGATCATCGGTCAGGGCGGCAAGGCATACCAAGGCCTCGTCAAGCAGGTCGACATGATGCGGCGCATGGCCGGGCAGGAGGGCATCACGCTCCTGGACGGCGAGGATGAAATGGAGGCCATGCAGAACACGACCTTTAGCGGCCTGTCCGACATGCTGCTTCAGTTCGGTCAGCAGATTGCCGGGGCGCTGCAAATACCCCTTGTGCGCCTGCTAGGGCAGTCCCCGGCGGGCTTGAACAGCACCGGCGACTCGGACCTGCGCACGTACTATGACGGTGTCAAAAAGGACCAAAAGGCCGAGCTAGGGCCGGGCGTAACCCTCATTTATCGTACTGTGGCCCGCAGCGAGGGTATCGCATTGCCGGACGGATTCAAAACCGAATTCCGGTCGCTGTGGCAATTGACGGAAGTGGAGCAGTCCGAGATCGCTGAGCGCGATGGACGTACCATCGGCGCGGCGGAAGAGTCCGGGTTGATCTCGCAGCAGACCGCCATGAAGGAACTGAAGAAGCTGTCCCGCATCACGGGACGGTTCAGCAGCATTACCAATGATGAGATCGATGATGCCGAGGAGTCGCTGCCGCCTGCTGGCGAAAACGCAATGGGCGCTGTGGGCGGCGAGGCGCTCGGCACAGCGGCAGGCGAGGCCAAAGAGGGCATCGCACCTGGCGGGGAAAAAGCCCCGCTCAAGAAACGGGACAAGCCCGACAAGGAGTGACCAATGGCACAACATATCCATATCCACGTTCCGGCAATCCGGGCGGGTAAGACTGTGGCGATGCGAGACGGCAGCAGTGAGTATGGCGTGCGCTACCGCGTCGCAGTGGGCCGGGCCGGGTCGATGCAAGTTAAGGAGAAATTTTTCCCGACCGCTGCCGCCTTGGAAGCGGGTGCGAAAAAACTCGAGGAGTCCGACGGCTTCATCGAGTTCCTTGCATGGCTGCGGCCAAGCACCGGCGACGCCAGCTACAACGAGCTCCTCGCCAAGCGGGATGCGCTCGTCAGGAAGATGGAGGCGCTCGAGGACCAGGGCCGCACGGTGCCGGACTCCATGCGCGAGGACCTCAAAAAGCTTCACAAGGAAATGGCAGCCGCGCAGAAGGGCAAGTAAGTGGCAGTAAAGCCCACGCCTCGCGCTAGGCCCGTCCCCACGCAGCAGCAGCAGCGACAGGCCGCCCGCCGTCGCTTCCACCGGGCACGCAAGGCCGAGATCGCATACGGACGCAAGCTGCGGCAGGTCGCCAAGCAGGTGGGCGTCATCGTCCGGGGCATGGCACCCAAGGGGGTCGTCAAAGACCCGCGCCCCATCCAGGCGGCGCTAGACAAATACGCGGACCTGCTGAAACCCTGGGCACGGGCGACTGCTGAAAGCATGGCGGCAGAGGTAGCAAAGCGGGACGCAAACGCCTGGGGTGAGGTCGGGAAAGAGATGGGCCGCCTGCTGCGGCAGGAGATCGCGACCGCGCCGACGGGCTCGGTCATGAAGGCGTTGTTGGATGAGCAGGTGGTGCTTATTACCAGCATCCCGACGGTCGCAGGCCGCCGCGTACACAAGCTCACCACCGAAGCGCTGGTAGACGGCACCCGCGCAAAGGAAGTGGCGAAAGAGATCATGCGGTCGGGGCAGGTATCCGAATCGCACGCAATGCTCATCGCCCGCACCGAAACAGGACGCACCACCTCTGCCTTGACGCAGGCACGTGCGCTGCACATAGGCAGCGAGGGATACATCTGGCGTACCGCAATGGACGCCGACGTACGTCTTGAGCACAAAAAGCTCGAGGGCACGTTTCACCGGTGGGATGCGCCGCCGATTGCGGGTGAGAACGGTGAGCGTTCGCACCCTGGCGCTATATACAATTGTCGGTGCTTCCCGGAGCCTGTCCTTCCTGACCGGGTGTAAGAATCGCTAACACCTGATTGTTTCCGTGGCTGGTCTCCGTATCCTTTGGGCTGCAAATGAAACCCAAAATCAATCTCGGAGGCACCACAATGAACTTTGCCCGCCGCGTCGCCAGCCTGCTGCTTGCAGCGGCTTTCGCAGTCCCCGCAGTCGTATTCGCCCAAGGTGTCCCGCAGGCGGTCACCGTTTATGGCCCGGTAACGCGGGACCTCGGCGCGCTGAAGGTCATGACCGCGCAGGGTGCGGGCACGGTCACCAGCTCGGATCAGGTGGGCTTCAACGTGAGCCGGGTGGTATGCGCGTTCGCGCAGTCGACCTTCACCGGGTCGCCGTCGACTACCTTCAAGATCCAAAACAAGGACGCGGTCAGCGGCCTTTACTACGACCTGATCACCAACTCGGCGGTGACCACTGGCTTGACTGCCTCGGCAATTTCCGCCGGTGCCGGTGTTGCGACCACGGCCAACGTCGGCGCGGGCATCCCCATTGCCGCCAAGTGGCGCGTATCGATCACGGTGGGTGGCAGCTCGACGCCGACCGTTACCGGCACCGTCGGCTGCTCCGTACAGTAACGAGCATCCGCCATGTCCCGTTCGCGTTTCCACGTAACCGAAAAGCTAGGCGACAAGCAGGCGCTCACGCCTGAGGGTTTCCTTGTCATTTCGGACGTGCCGATTGCGCGGATCGGGATGCAGGAGTACCACACGACCGAGATCGGGCTGCCTGGCGATGCCAAGGGCATCGTCAAGGTGGCCCGCGACGAGGCCGAGGTTTTCAAGCCCGAGCACGTCAGCAGCTACCACGGCAAGCCGGTGGTGAACGACCATCCGGACGAGGACGTCAACCCGGACAATTGGCGCACGCTGACTGTTGGCACCGTGATGAATCCGCGCCGGGGCACCGGCCTGCAAGCGGACCTCCTGATTGCGGACATGATCATCACTGACCGCGATGCCATTGCGGACGTCCGGGCAGGCAAGCGGGAAGTGTCCTGCGGTTACGACGCCGACTACAACGAGATCCATCCCGGTGAGGGCGAGCAGGTGAACCTCATTGGCAACCATGTCGCGCTGGTCGACGCCGGTCGTTGTGGCCCGCGCTGCTCCATTGGCGACCGAAAACATTCGCAACAATCAACAGGAGATGCTGCCATGCGTATGCGTACTCGCGACGGACGTCCGAGCTGGATGGACCGCCTCATGAAGGCCAAGGACCGGCTGGTCAAAGCGGTCAAGTCCAAGGACGAGGCCGAGATCAAGGCCGCCGAGCAGGAAATGGAAGACGCCGAGGCCGCGATGCCTGCGGGCGAGGGTGGCGATGAGCACACCCACGTCCACGTGCATCACGACGAGGGCGGCACCATCGGCAACAGCGACGACCCCAATGACGCAGGCTCGGCCATTGGCGCGGTCAAGATGACCGACGAAGAAATTACCGGCGGCTTCAAAAAGATCGGCGACACCCTGGAAAAACTGGGCAAGACCGTCGACGCCATTGCCGCGAAAGTCGGCTACAGCGGCGAAGCCGATGCCGAGGCGACCGAGGAACTCGAGGGCGCGCTGGCCGAGGAAGCCCCGCAGGGGACCGGCGACAAGGCGCGCAAGGCCCGCGACAGCGTGTACCTGGGCGACTCGCTTCAGAGCGCCGGTGCCGTCGCCGAGATCCTGGTGCCAGGCATCAGCATTCCGCAGTACGAGCGCAACGCCGCGCCGAAAAAGACCTACGACGCCATTTGCGGCTTGCGCCGCACGGCCCTGGAACTCGCCAACAACACCGGCGAGGGCCGCGCCCTGATCGAGCTGGTGCATGGCAAGCGGCTTGTCCTCGACGGCATGCGCGCTTCCGATGTGCGCACCCTGTTCAACGCGGTCGGCGCGCTGAAGAAGCAGCAGAACCGCCAAGGGAACCAGGGCGAGCGTCGCCTTGCCGCGCACGACGGTGGCACGCAGGGTGCCCGCGTTACCACCGCCGACATCCAGAAGATGAACGAGGAAGCGCGGAAGAAGCGCAAGGCCGCGTAACCCGGACGCATCTACCCCACATCCACGCAAGGAGAACGCAATGAAAAAGACCATTTTGGCAGCCATGATCGGTGCCCTGTTCGGCAAGCGGGACAACCGCCCGCGCACTCCGCGTGGCCGGATGCGGTTCCGCGATAACAACCAGACGTCCATCCCCTTCCGGATGAACGCCGGTATCGCGGGCGACCCCTCGCGCTTCCACCCGCTGAACGTCGAGGCCAACCTGATCGACGCCGTTTCGCCGCCTCTGTTTTACGGGCAGCCGGTCCTTCAGGGTGCAGCCAACGTCGGCGTCCGGCCCTATGGCGTCGCCGACCAGTCCGACGTCACCGCCTCCGACCCCTGGGGCTTTACGGTGCGTCCCTTCCCGGCGCAGCAAAACGCGGGCGGCATGACCTCGAACTTCGGCAGCGGCACGCCGCCGGTAGCGGGCGTGATCGATGTTCTGCGCATGGGCTACATCATGGCGGTGCTGCCAGCCGGTGACGCCGCGCCTGCCAAGGGCGACCCGGTGTTCGTCTGGTGCGCGGCCACCGCAGGCGCGCACGTGCAAGGCCAGATCACGTCGGCGGCGAGCGCGGGCAATACGACCAAGCTCGGACCTCGCTACCAATTCGGCGGCCCGCCGGACGCAGCGGGCAACGTCGAAATTTGCGTGAACGTCTAAGCATCGACGGCGCGCAACGGTAACGCATACCCCACATCAACGAGAGAGGCATACAGCCATGAAACACAACCAAATGCTCGCACAGCGCCCGTTGGTGCGGGGAGTTCGCCGGTCCTTCCGGGACACCGGGATGACCTTCGACCGCGCAGGCGGTGCCATGACCTACGACGGCGCAGGCAACCACCTCGGTCGCCGTCTGCCGGGCGCGTTTCAGACCCACGACGGGCGCACGGTAGATAGCACCGGCGCGTTCCTGATCGGGGAGCTCGAGCGCCTCGACCCGACCATGCACGCGCCGTTGGTGCAGGTGTCCTGGCAACGGGACATCGATCTACGCACCGACGTTACGCTTGCGGACGAGGTTTCCAGCTTCACGCTGAGCACCTTCGCTTCGCAGGGTGGCTTGGGCGCAGGCAACGGCATCGGGAACGGCAAGTCCTGGGCGGGCAAGAAAACGGACCAGGTCGCGACGGTCGGCATCGACATCGCCAAGCTGACCAACCCGCTGACGATCTGGATGAACGAGATCGCCTTCACGCTGCTCGAACTCGAGAGCGCCGCCAAGACGGGCCGCCCCATCGACCAGCAGAAGTTCGATGCCCTGAAGCTGAAAAACCAGATGGACATCGACGAGCAGGTCTACATCGGGGACACCTCCCTGAACGTGACCGGCCTGGTGAACAACGCCGGGGTGTCGGTGACCAACCTGCCCGCCGGTGCGGTGGGCTCGCCGCTGTGGGCCAACAAGACGCCGGACGAGATCTTGGCCGACGTCAATGCGGCGCTGACCACCGTATGGCAGAACAGTGCATGGGCGGTGCTGCCCACCCGCATCCTGATTCCGCCGACGCAGTTCGGCCAGATCAGCACGCAGAAGGTGAGCCTCGCCGGGAACGTCTCGGTGCTGAAATACATCCTCGACAACAACGTCACCACGACCAAGGGCGGCGGGCAGCTCGAGATCGAGCCGCTGAAGTGGTGCATCGGCGCAGGCGCGGGCGGCACGGTCGGCACGGTGAATGGCCACGACCGCATGGTGGTCTATACCCGCGACAAGGACCGGGTGCGCTTCCCGATGACCGAGATGGGCCGGACGCCGTTGCAGTACGACAGCATCTGGCAGAAAACGACCTACTACCAGAAGCTGGGCGTAGTCGAGGTCGTGTATCCCGACACCCTGGGCTACTTCGACGGGCTGTAAGAGCCGCCGCAGGTCGCCGGGCGAAAAGGCGCGGCCCGGAGGATTATCTTCCGGGCCGTTTTTGTTTCAATGACCTGAATAGGAGCGCAGGATGAAAACCATGAAACGGATTTACATGCAGCAGGCCGACGGGGAGCAGGCCGCCGGTGGTGCCGACGCCAAGACCATCCAGCGGCGCGGCAAGGTGGACGAAAAGCCTGCCGTCGATCCGGCCAAGGCGGAAGCCGAAGCCAAGGCCCGCGCAGAGCAGGAGGCGCAAGCCCTTGCCGACGCCGAAGCGAAAGCCCGGCAGGAAGCCGAGGCCAAGGCAAAGCAGGACGCCGAGGAGTCGGTGCGCAAGGTGGCCACCGCCAAGAAAAACGCCGAGGACGCTGTCCGGGCCGCGCAGGATGCCGAGCGCAAGGCGCAGGAGGAGCACCGCATCAGTGCCGCCGGTGCCGCTGCCGGTGCCAAGGCTGCCGCCGAGCTCGCCCTTGCCAATGCGTCGCTCGTCATGGTCGATTCGCCCAAGGCGGTGAACGTCACCCTGGCGCACGGCGTCGTGAACGTCATCCCCAAAGGCATTTCGCAGGTGCCGTCCGTCGTGGCCGAGCATTGGTTTGCGGTGGCAATGGGCGTCCGGGTGATCGACCTGAACGCGGTCGCGGCCAAGGCGCAGGCGGAAGCCGACCGCATGAAGAAGGTCGCCGACGCTGCCGTAGCCGAGGCCAAGCGTGCGGAAGCTGCCGCCGCAGCGGTGAAGAAGTAATTCACCGGATGCCTGGGTGGGAATCGCCGCCGCCGACTTTGTAGCCGACTTCCCCGAGTTTGGGGACGCGTCGGTCTATCCGGTGCCGATGATCACGTATTGGCTCGCGTTCGCCGCGCTGTTCCTCAATCAGGACCGGTGGGGTGTGCCGGGCGCGGGCGGCAATAACGTCCGCACGGAGTTTGATTACGGACAGGAGCTCTATGCCGCGCATCAGCTTGTCCTCGAAGCGAAGGCTATTGCCTCCGCTAACAACGGCGGCGTGCCGGGGGTGGCCGAGGGTCCGGTCAACAACAAGTCCGTCGACAAGGTATCCATCGGCTTCGATACCGGGGCGTCTTCGGAGCCTGGCGCGGGGCATTGGAACCTCACCGTTTATGGGCTGCGCTTCATCCGGCTGCTCAATGCTTTTGGTGCGGGGCCGATACAGGTAGGCCTCGGCTGCGCGCCGCCCTTTAGCGGTGGCGGTGCGTGGCCGGGTCCGTGGTATGCAAATTATCCCAACATGAGCGGGTGACGCGATGAGTAAACACATTCACATTCATTTAAGTGATGCAAAGCCGGATGATGTCAAAAATCTGGTCGCTGGGATCTCAAACAACGTGATCCCCAAATTGCGTCAAGCTGCTGCGCTCGCCGGGCGGGATATTCAAGGGGCGCGCAACCAGCTTCAAATGGCGAAAGCTGACATCGACGGTTTGATGATTTACCTCCGCTAATGACCAAACACATTCACGTTCATCTGCATGATCGGAAGCGTCACCGCGCTGTTGATCGGGAGTCTCCTTGGTCAGTAGTCGAGTCCAAGATGTGGCGTAACAAGAAGACTGGGGCCGGTGCATCTATTTATGGGGCTGTGCCTTGGACTAGTTCGGAGGACAAGGCTAACTGGGAAAAAATCAACACCGGCTTTACCGTTTATAACGAGCAAAGGAACACGATCGGCATTGGTCGGGCTCCGTGGAAAACACGCGGTGAAGCTGAGGCCTGGATTAAAAACGAAAATACGCGCATGGGCTATGACAGCCGTCGCCGGGACGCCGAGCGTGAACCGGACCAATCGGACCTCAACGCCGCAGCGCGTGGCCTAAACATGCTGCGCATGGGGCCGTCGGAGCTTGAGGACCTCATCAAGGAAACTGCCGGTAAAACGATGTTCGCCAGCAAAGCGGTACACCTTGCCGCGAAGCAGATGCTGGCGGCGAAGCGCCGTATGGGTGCGCGGGACGCCACGTCGTCCTATGCTGAGTGGGAAGTCCGCATGATGCGGATGTCCGATCCGTACCCCTTGGATATTCGGCGCGGCCAGGGCTACATGATGGTCGCGTATCGGAACGGAAAGGTGATTGGCCGGTGGGATCGTGCGCAAATGCGGTCCGTGGACACCACCTACACGCAAGTCGCATTCAAGGGATACCTCATCACCAATTCGATATTCAACCGGCAGGACTTCTACATCAAAAAGGGCGGCGCGAACATCGGGACGGCGCACAGCCTCGAAGAGGCCAAAAAGATAATCAACGAGCTGGTGGGGGGCACTGGCGACCGCGTGCGGGACTGCGGCTGCGCGAAGTGCCTGCGCAAAGACGCCTTGAATCACCTGGGCGAGCGTGAGTATCAAACATATTCGGCGTGGCGTGCTGCGGCCAAGGCTGCCGGGGCGACGCGCTTCGAGGGCGACAAAGATATCGCGGCTGCCATTGGCGCGGACGGCAAGCATGTGGGTGAGTGGGGCGGCGACAAGGGGTCGATCTACACAAAATGAAGTCCGGCATGTCCATCACGAAGGACAATACACGCAAGCTCGTGGCGGACATGCTGCGCCTGACGGACTACGACGTCCTCGTCGGCATCCCTGCGGACAAGGCGCAGCGCAAAGACGGCGACCCGATGAGCAATGCCGAACTGGGCTACGTGCACGAAAACGGCAGCCCGGCGGCAAACATCCCCGCCCGCCCATTCCTTGCGCCCGGCATCGTGGCCGCCAAGGGCAAGATCGAAAACTACTTCCGGCAGGCAGGCGAGGCAGTCCTGGCCTCCGACCCTGCCCGCATGCTGCGGGCCTTCAGTGCCGCAGGGCAGGCAGCCGCCAGCGCCGCTCAAATGCACATTCGGCAGGGCATACCGCCGCCCCTGGCCGCGAGCACGGTGGCCGCACGTCGCCGCCGCTCCAAGGGCAGCAAGTATCGCCGCAAGGCCACGAGCGCGTCGGATACCACGCCCTTGATTGATACGGCCCAAATGCTGCGGTCGATTACCTATGTGGTGCGTCGTGGTAAGGGGCGGTTTCGGTGAGTAAACACATCCACATCCACTTGCATGATGCAGGTCGCAGCAAACCGTGGTTGACCTCGGCTTACCCGACGGAAATTGAAGGGGATGTCTACGAGACGAAGGGTGGTTACACGTTGATTAAAGGGACCGGGATTTTTGCTGGCCACTATGCAGTACGTGAACGTGGCCAGCAGATATCACGGTCTGCTGATTTTGAGCAGATCAAACGGTTTTTTCGTCTAAAGACTGACTTCTGATGGGCAAGCCCTTCCTTGACGTATCCGAGGTCTTGGTCGATCCAGACTTTGCGGATACGTTTGACGTCACGCGCTCGCCGGAGGTGGTGAATAGCTTTGGCGAGTCCACGGTGCCGGTGCCACAGGTCATCCCCGGCAAGATCGGCGTCGTGACAATGGCGAGCCCAAACGACCTGGACCGGCTGCCGGAAGGGGATAACTCGAGTCGTACTATTTCCATCGTGACGAAGTTTCGTTTGCAGGGACCGTCGCCCGGCTTTAAGCCGGACGTGGTGACGTGGCGGGGTGATAACTACGTCGTGAAACTGGTCGAGCCTTATGTGCAGTATGGGGCCGGTTTCATTCAGGCACTCGCAGGCAGCATCGATACACAGCAGGCCGCGCCGTCGGGGATGGGCTAATGCCGCCGCCCAATACCTCAGCCACCGGCGGCTACCTCCTTCCCGACCCGGCACTCGCGCCGCCGATAGAGGGGCAGTCGCTCGACCGTTTCTTGCAGCAGATTGTGGTCGCCGTGGCAGGCTACAACCCGGCGTCCCTCGTGCGCCCACGTTGGCAGCCTGCGCCGCCGGATACGCCTGCCGCTCCGGATACGGACTGGTGCGCCTTCGGCATTACCGCACAGCGTGCCGATACATATGCCGCGATCCGTCACGAGTCCGGCGCTACGCTTAACGACGGTGACGACCAGATGATTCGGTACGAAACGGTCGCCACGCTGCTCAGCTTTTACGGCCCCAACGCGGGTGCCTTTGCGGAACAGTTTCGCGAGGGAATCCAATTGCCGCAAAACCTGGAAGTGATGCAGCTTGTTGGGGTCGGCTTTTTGGATACCGGGGACATCATCCGACTGCCGGAAAAAGTAAACGACGTGTGGCAAAACCGGATGGATATGGAATGGAATGTCCGTCGCGAAATTCGTCGCCAGTACCCAATACTTAACCTTCTTTCCGCGCAAGGGTCATTGCACAGCGACCCTGGCACTGTTTCAATCGACGTCACAGGACCATAAGGGGCCACAGCCATGTCGAACAAACTCGCAGTCAGCCGCCTCATCGATGTGAGCGTGGTACTCACGCCACAGTCGGCGCAGGCGCAGAGCCTGAACACGCTCCTGATCCTCGGCAGCTCCGACATCATCGACGTTACGGAGCGCATCCGCAATTACATCTCCATCGACGAGGTCGCGGCGGACTTCGGCACGGCGTTGCCGGAATACTTCGCGGCCCTGCTGTGGTTCGAGCAAAACCCGCAGCCCAATACCCTGAGCATCGGTCGCTGGGCGCAAAACCCCACCGCCGGGCTACTTGTGGGCGCGACGCTGTCCGGGGCGAACCTGAACCCCGCTACCTGGGCGGCGATCAACAACGGCTCGTTCGGCATCAATATCAACGGCGCAGGCGCTGTGCCGGTCAACGGCATCGACTTTACCGGCGTGGGCAACCTGAACGCGGTCGCCACGGCGATCACCAACAAGCTCGCCGGTGCCATTTGCACCTATGACGCCGTCTACAACCGCTTCAAGATCGAGTCGGTCGCGGTCGGCGCAGGCTCCTCCATCTCCTTCCTCACGCCCGGCGCGGCCACAGACATTTCCGTGATGCTCGGCATGGGGATCGGCGGCGGCGGGTACCAAGCCGACGGCATCGATGCGGAAACTGCTGTCGCTGCCGTTACCCTGTTCGATCAAAACTACGGGCAGGCGTGGTACGCGATCACGGTCCTGGGTGCGTTGGACGCCGACCACCTGGCATGCGCCGCATACATTGAGGCGGCCAACAATAAACACATTTACGGCATCAGCACCCAGGAAACTGGCTGCATTTCGCCGGTCGACCAAGCCAACATCGCATACTTGCTCACGCAGCTTCGCTACAAGCGGTCGTTCGTGCAATACAGCTCGACCAACCTGTACGCGGTCTGCTCGGCCCTGGCGCGGCTGATCAACGTCGACTACAACGGCAACAACACGGTCATCGACCTCATGTATAAGCAGGAGCCCGGCATCGTTGCCGAGAACCTGACCGAGTCGCAGGCCGATGCCGCCGCCGCCAACAACGCGAACGTCTTTGCCGCGTACCAAAACAATACGGCGATCATTCAGCTCGGCAACATGACGTCCGGCGACCCGGCGGACATCATCACCGATACAGACTGGCTGGCGGTGACGATCCAGAACGCGATCTACAACCTGCTCTATACGTCGCCGACGAAAATCCCGCAGACCGACGCGGGCATCCACCTCATCGTCACCACCATCGAGTCTGTCTGCTCGCAGGGCGTAACCAACGGCATGCTCGCGGCGGGTGTCTGGAACAGCGCGGGCTTCGGTATCTTGGTGCAAGGTGCCTTCCTGCCGAAAGGCTTTTATGTCTATGCGCCTGCGGTGGCGACGCAGCTTCAGGTCGACCGGGAGGCGCGCAAGTCGCCGCCGATCCAGGTCGCGGCCAAGCTCGCCGGTGCCGTCCGCACGGTGGACGTAACGATCAACGTGAACCGCTAACCGGAGACGACCATGCCCGCCCCGAACACCTATAGCTTCAAAGACGTCAACGTGGCCATTGTTGGGCCTGGCGTTTCCTTTTCCCTTGGCTCCGACGCAGGGGCCTCCGACGAGGGCATCAGCTTTTCGCAGGTGAACGAGGTCGGCACCATGACGCAGGGTGCGGGCGGCGAAGTCATGCACAACCTGTTCGCAAGCAAGGCAGGCAAGGCCACGGTGCGGCTGCTCAAAACCAGCCCCGTCAATGCGCAGCTCATGGCCGCGCTCGCGGCACAGCGCGCCAGCGCCGCGAACTACGGGCAGAACACGCTCACGATGACCAACACCGTCAGCGGCGACGTCATCACCTGCCAGCAGGTGGGCTTCGCCAAGGTCCCCGACCTGAACTACGCCAAGGAAGGCGGCTCGGTCGAGTGGGAGTTCAACGTGGGCATCATGGACCCGGCGCTCGGCGCGGGCGTCCAGGGCTAATCGGTTTTTAACATGTCGGGAGCGACGCCATGCAAGCAGAACCAAATGAGGTGCAGGTAGGAGAAAAGACCTATCGCATCGGCAAGCTGAACGTCTTCACGCAGTTCAATGTCGTCCGCCGCTTGGCCCCGGCATTTTTCGCGATGGGGAAGGTGGCAAGTACCATCGAGACGGACGGAACCAAGATCGACGACATCGCGGCCTTGGCTGCGATGGGTCCGGTAGCCGAGGCCATTGCCGGGCTGTCCGACGCCGACGCCGAGTTCGTCCTGAACAAATGCCTGCTCGTCTGCCATTTGAAGCTCGACAATGGTACGTGGGCACCGGTGAAAGCTCAGGGCGCGGTCAATTTGCAGCAGGACATCCCGCTGCCCGAAGTGATGCAGCTTGTATTCGCGGTGCTGCGGGAGAACCTGGGCAATTTTTTTCCAGGTCCCCAGCAACAAGGCTGAGTAGTGGCAACGCGGCTGGGGTGGATTTTGTGGAAATGTCTACCGGCCTGGATTGGGTGCTGCGCCCGGTCGCTGAAAGGATGTGCCTGTACGAAAGCCTAAAGGACGGGACGCTCGACTTGAATGACATTGCCGACATGAACGAAAAGATCAGCGTGGACAATGAAAATCGGTCCCGGCTGATGGAGGCAAGTCGTGGCAAGTAGAACCGTCCTGAAAGAGTTTTTGATGTCCCTGGGGTGGCGCGTAGACCCCACGGGCAATAAGAATTTCATCGGCGCGCTGACTACTGCCACCAAGACTGCGCTAAAGACCGGAGCGGCGATCACCGGCGCTGCTGGGGCCGTGGAAGCCTACGTGCAGGTCTTCGCGTCGAACATGGAGAAGCTCTACTACGCCTCCAAGCGGACGAGGTCGGCGGCGGGTGAGATTCAGGCCCTTGAGTTCGGCGCGCAAAAGATCGGCGTCAGTGCGGAGGACGCACGCGAGGCGCTCGAGGGCATGGCTCAAACGCTACGCCTCAATCCCGGCATGCGGCAGTTCCTGAACAACATCGTCGGCCACAATACCGAGGGGAACGATACCGCCAAAACATTGATCGAGCTGGTGCAGGCGCTGAATACCCGTTACCCGCATTTCATCGGCGCAAACATCGCGTCCATGTTCGGCATGGACGAAAAAACGTTCCTCATGTTTAGCCGGGAGGGGCCGCGCCTGCTTGCCGAGGAGGAAAAGTTCCGGCAGATGCAGAAACGCGCCGGGATAG